CGCTTGCCTGATACCGTAACAAAAACCCGTCCTGTAACCTGTCCCATATCGATTCCTTATAAAATAAATTGCACGGCTGCCGCAAACACATCGAACTGATTAACGGTATTCGGCGGAATAATGGCATTAACCCGGTTAACGTCCGTCGTAGAGCGCACCACAATCAGATCATTAATAAACTGCTCCAAATCCTCCAGAATACCCGCCTGCACCAGCTCCATTGCCGTGGCAATCAGGGTATTCCGGATCAGCTTGGGCGTGGCAACCGGTTGTCCCGGCGCAATCTTGCCCAATACGTCATCCCCGGCCAGCTTGTGCTGCGGATAATCCCGCAACACCGCAAAGCGGAAGGCATAACGCATATAGTCCACCGTCCACTTGGTATTAAGCTTCAGCAAACTGACATCCGCCATCCCGAAACTGTTGGTCTGGTAGGTCGTAATCACCTGCTCAATCAGCGCCGCACCGGCTTGATCAAAAATAAGCGGACTGATACCGTCATGCAACAGGTTGTTGCGTTCGGTCATCGTAAAGCGCTGGGCTTCGACCGGTGCCAGTACCGAGGGCAGACTGATAGACCTAAAGGGACGCGCCGGATCATTAGACCCCGCAAACTCCACCGCCGCCCCAAACTGAGCGGAAATGACCCACGGCAGGGTCGGTGAATTGTTCAGCCCGCTCAGCGTGCTGTGCGGGCTGTTGCGTGCCGTCCCCAGCGCGGCCAGAGCCGAAAAGCCGCCGTTGACATGCGCAAACACATGCCCGGTACGCATATCCACCCCGCCCCAGCGGCTTTGCAATTCCGTTTCCAGCGCCGTCAAATTGGCAGTATCCGTCCAGCCACACAAGATGGTATAAGGATTCATCGTCGACATCGCCGTAATGGCCGCCGATACATCAGGATTACCGGTCGCTGTCACGCCAACAGCAATCACGGCCGTTAAACCGGCCGGTAAAAACTCGCCCTGATAATAATTAAAGCGCACATCGATGTTGTTGCCCTCAACGCCTTTATGGCGTGCGGTCAGCGTAACAACGCCAAGCGCACTGGTCGCCGTCACCGCACTATCCGGATCCGCGTTAATCGCCGTGGCAATTGCAGCGGCCGTTGTCGTCACCGTATCCAGAGCAATGACAGCGGCCGTCAAGCGGCGTCCGCCAACATATACAATAACCGTACCGGATGCCGTTGCACCGCCCGTCAAAGTAATGGTTTTGGTGGCCTGCGTACCCGCTACCAGATCATCCAGCGCCAAGGCCCAACATTCGGTGTAGGGGTTAACCTTCATGACCGCTTCAATTTGCTGGGCCAGCATCGAACCCCGGCCAAAGTAATTAACCCCGTCTTCTTTACGTGAAACACGGGTCAAGGCATTAGCCAAAACCGTACCGGTTGGCAGGCGTTGGCCCAGGATCAGTATTTTATGGCTCATCACCGGCAAACCGCGCACCGCTTTGGTGTGGTCTATCTCGAGGTAAGCGCCGGGAACCCGCAGATCCAGCGGGATGCTTAAAAACGTAATATTGTCAGCCATAACTTAACCTTTCACAGGGGTAGCGACGCGATTTATCGCATCTGCTGTAGAGACGGGCTTTAGCGCGTCGGCAGGATCCACCGGAGCCGCAGGTTGAGCCTGTACCAGTTCGTCAACATCGCCCTCCGCCAGACGGCGCAACCAATAACTGGACGCCATGACCGTCTCGCCTTGAGCGTGCAAATACTGCCCGTCCTCTTTGCGTATCGCCATGCCGTAAGCGGGTTTTAATAATACCGGTTGTCCTAAAATCATAAATTTCTCTCTAAGGTAAAATAATTGTGTCAGAAAGTGCAGGCTTGCCGGTCGTTAAATCAGGCGGTTCAGCCAGCCATTTAACGTGCTCGGCCCTTGTCTGAAACGGGTCAATATCATAATCGGCATGGAATTTTGTAAAATTACCCAGATTGCTGAAGGTTGCTGCATCAAGCCCCGCCAACAGCACCTCGGCCTTAACCGCCACACTGCCCGCACTCAGCCCCGCATCCGTCCACACCTTGCCACGGGCAAAGCTCATACTGTTGACATGCCACACCGTACTGGCTGTGCCGTAACACTCCAAAAACGCCGCCAGCCCGTCCAGTATTTGATACAGGCCAATAGTCACGCCATCCCCGCGCCGTGCCGCATCAAAGCTCCGCGCGTTACGGGCAACACACACACAATCAAAAGTGACCGCAGCCAGGCCCTGGACAACGTCGGTATTGCCCGCCACCACATAAACGCCCGGCGCACCGGCGGCAAAACGCTGGGCTAACGTAACCCCGTCCCCGTCCGGCATCGCCGCCACGACCTTTAAAAAGGCCGCCACCGGCGACGCCTGAATGGCCGCCAGCAACTCCAGCTCCAGCTCAACCAGCATTAATAGCCCCCGTCACGGCCAAACACCGTTGTCCCGGAAACAAACTGGGCCGCCGCACTGGCAGGCGGCGAGGCCGCGCCCGACACATTAGCGCCCAGGCTGATTTTGCCCGTGCCGACCTGCTCCAGATACTTGATCGCATCGGTATAAGCCATACGCACAGAATCTATCATCTGGTTTTTATACAAAAAATAGCGGCTGATATCACACGCCAGCCGCTCAAAATTGGCCGGAACCACCGCCAGCGGCAGCGGATAGGCCGTTAAATAACTGTTGATTTTAGCGTCGGCATCACCCAGCGCCTTGGCGACCACCGCCGCATCAATAACGCCCGGCGTCGCGCGGTCGGTCAGCTGGATCAGCTCCTGCGCCCCGATTTCCAGGGTTAACACGGCTTGAGTACAATAAGTCATAAGATTTAAACCGGTCTATTGTAGAGACGCGCTTTATCGCGTCTTTATACACTACACGCAAGGCGAAAGGTTCAAGGCGAAAGGCTAAGGGCGAAAGGCAAAAAAATAACCGTGAGACTTTCGCCCTTGGCCCTTGGCCCTTGGCCTTTCGCCTTTCGCCTTGAACCTTAGCCGCGATAAAGCGCATCGCTACGGGATTAACTTTAACTTGTCAGGCACCACCGGGATGGTGTCCGCCGGTTTGACAAACGGCAGGGGCGCGGAATCAATCGACTCGTCCCGGCCCCAGAGCGGATCGACATTAACAAACCGGGCCTTGGCAATGTGTGACCCTGACAATGTATTAGCCATATCAAATTTGCAATACTTAAGTCCGGTAGCGGCGTCTGTTACAACCGGTATGTCACCCGTTGTAACGCCCTCCATGCTCAGCGTGCAATGGGTAACCACTTGTCTGGATCCATCCGATATTATAAAAGGCGAGGCGATAACAGCGGGGGTAACCAGTAAAGCCAATAATATAAATTTTTTCATGGGTGTTCCTTAGTAGTTAGGGTTATCACAGGGTCAATACGGGCTGATTTAACTGAGCATTTAGTTTGACAAGTCTCGGCATTGCTATGCCGACCTTAAATACCGCGCCGACCGGGCCGGTCAGTGTTAAATTCCGGCCCACCACTGAGGCGGTGGTTAAATTGGCTGATATATCACCAAACACAATCGGCGGTGTGCATTCATGGATATAAGTGTTTTTTGTCAGTACTTCGTACCATGTTTGGTCATCAATGTAACATTCTATGTAAATTCTGCCGGTAGTACCTGCCGAGTCTCTAATATCTAGCCGCAACTGACCGCCGGTTAGCGTCGGCCAGTTAATGCCGTCAACTGACTCGATTAGCAAGTCGTACTCAATGCCGTAGATGTCGCCCGCAGTAATGCCCATAGTGCCAGGATTAAATGGCAACGTAAATCCACAGCCCTGCGATACCGTAGTACCTGCCGTACCCAACAATGTTGCCTCGAACGTTTGATAACGCTTGTTATTAATAAACTCTATTTTTGTATTAGCCAGCCCCGTACCGGTAGTCGTAAATCCGGTTGCCAGACCCGCCGTACTCAGGTCAAACAGGGCATTGGTTATAACATTAGTCCCTGCGTACCTGACTGCACGCGACGCTCCAAACAGGCTGGTTAGAATCTTGGCTTCTTCCTGACCTACAATGCGCTGCGCCTGCGTCAGTATGTGCTTACCTGACGAATCACAATACCCCGGATAAAAATTACCGGCAGCATCGGTGGTCAGACCGGTATATGATAAAAACCTTACATATTTATTGGTTAACGCATACGCTGCATACATGCTGTTTAGTGTTACCAGCGCGGCCCGCACCATAGCCGGATCAGCAACATCACCACCGCTAACAACACCCGAGTAGCCATGTATGCCGGAATCAATCACATAAATGCCGCCGCTGGTGATGCGTTTTATGATGGCAATATGATTGGCATAGCACGTTGCAACTGCCGCATCCATCGCAGCTTGTGTTGCATTTACGGTCAAATCGTTAATACTGCCTGCACGCAGTAGTACGACATCCGGTGCGGCCTGTATTAGAGAGGTTGTTGATCGGTCTTTAAACAAAGCACTTGCACTGGTATCACGTGCCAGCATTTGGGTAGTTGATTCGCCGCTGATGCCGCCGTTGAAGATAAGATACGCAAGCGGATAATAGTCAGACAATGTAAATTTAAATTTATCCGGGCATCTAAATTGGGTAGTTGTCAGGCCGAATACATTACTCTGCCAGTTTGCTGTAGTTGTACTAACGACCGTTAAATCGCTGGCACTGTTTAGCCCGTTGGCTCTGTTAAGGTTTCCTGATCCGCTAACAGTAGTAGATGCGCTATGGCAGGACGCGGTCGAGTCGCCGAAAGTTGCAACTTTAACAGGCGTCGTGCGTTGTATATTATTTACAGCCATACCCCCTATATACAGCTGAGTCCCGATTTTAAAATCACTTGCCCCTGCTGCAATAGCGGCAGCCAGGTTGGGGTAGGCGTTAATATCAACAGGACTGGCGGCCGGCGCAGCCGGTATCACAAACCCCGTCGCCGTACTCCCCGCCGAATAATTCCCCGCCGCATCAAACGCCCTGACGACTGCGCTATGCGTCCCCGCCGGAACATGCGCCAAATTGATCGCGGTGGTGGTACTGCGCCCGGCTTCGTTAACATTGCCGTCCAGAAACGCCGCATAGCCTGTCACCCCGGCGGCATCCGTTGAGGCAGTCACGGTCACCGTGACCGTCTCGCTGGCCAGTGCATTGCTAATAACCGGCGTGCCAGGGGCAGTCGGCGGTGTTATATCGGGGGCCGGGACTGTCCCGGTCAGTGGTGGTATAGGCATGGCTCAGTCTCGTTTTTTACCGGTAGAGACGCGCTTTAGCGCGTCTGCCTTAAAATTTATCACGTCTGCCGGGACAACCGGCTCCGCCACCCGCTTAACCTGCAACAGCCGGTTGGTACGCAGCACCGCCAGCTGCTCGTCGTTAAATTGCGTATCCGGCCACTCAACGGGCGTATCGGCATGGGCGACACCGCAACACAGATAACCCGGTATTTTTGCAATGATACGGATCATGACTTAGCCCAGTGCCGGAACCACAACCAGTTCCGCCGAGTTAAACCAGTAATTGGTACTGCCTGCGGTATATTCCGTCTTAAGCAGGGCGCGAGCGTCCGCTTCCAATGTAGGCCCCACCAATAAATGCGTAGGCGTCACATTAACGCTGGAGCCGTCCGGTTTGCACTGCTTCAGCATGGCCAGTCTGGCGGCCTGATAATTCGCCCCCGTCAGCGCCACTTTACCGGCATAGGCCAGCTGATGGAAACCAAAACCGACGTTATAACGGCCATCCACGCCGTATTTAAACGTCCGTGAATTAAACACATCATCGTTATCATCGCGGGTTTTCTGGACAAAGCGCACCTCCTGACGTTTTTGAAACACCAGCGGCTTCATATAAGTCCGTGATAAATCCATTAAAAACCAGGGTGACAAGGCACCGGCCTGGTAGTTGGAATAGCTTACATCAGCCCCGTTGGCATCATAGCCGGGATGGGTAGAACCAAAGAAATTCTGGCCGTCCAGCCCGGCAGTCGTAAAGGCCGTCAGCAGGGTTTTCCACACCAGGGTGTCAGCATGTTGTGCCGCTATCTCGCCCTGCATGGCAAAGCGGTTGGCATAAATGCCCAGCACGTCGTCTTCGATATCATCGCGGTCAACGCCGATGGTTTGCTCAAAATGTTTATTGACAATCTGGTAGCTGATCGCCTCCAGATTGTTGATTACCCGGTCACCCGTCCATTCCCGCATCCCCGGAATGTCTTTCATCCAGCCGTAATTCTCCATCTTGTGGGTGGACGCGACTTCCATCGCCACCAGCGGCCACTTGGGAGCAACGGACTCGATGCCCTTTAAAAACGCGGCCTGAAAGCCCTGACTCAGTGCGCGCAAGGCGCTTGATGTGATTTGCATGTGTTACCCCTTAAAAATGATTACAGGCCCAGCCCGATTTGTACCCAAACACTGCCATCAGTATCGACACCGACCACGATCCCGGCGCGGGAGCGGGTATTAGTGGCACTGGTCAACGCCACCGTCTGGTCATCGACGATCCAGCAATCAGCGCCCGTATTGGCCTGGGTAATCAGATCACCGGCTGCCGAGTTGCCAAACTTAAACTTGCCGCGCTTGACCCGGGCAATCAGCGCCCCGGCAGTGCCTGCCGAATTATCCCTGGTTTCGGCAAAGCGCCCGATGGCGACCAGACCGACCGCCGCAGTCCCCGGCGCGGCATAACCGCCGTTTAGTACGGCCAGACCGCCCTGCCAGCAGACTGTCGCGGCCTTGACGGGATACTCTTCAATCTCCCCGTAGCGTTCTTTGGTGTTGCGTTCTGCGCTTAATGCCGTCATTTCGTGCCTCGTTGCTTAACTATTTCATCATGGCTGATACCCAGTTTCGCGGCCACCGCCTGTTCTTCCGGGGTCGCCGCCAAAGCCGCCGGATCCTCATCAGCCGGGGCAAGGCCCCGGGACTGCATCCCCGCCAGTGCCGCAATCGGTTGTGCCGAGTCCAGATAGGCAGACAGTGCCGCCAGGTCTTTTTTACCCAGGGCAGTCGCCCAGGCTTTTTCGGATTCGCCGATAATCTTGCCCTGCGCCACGCCGTCTTCAATCAGCTTGTCAACCTGACCGGCCTGGGTAACCGCCGACAGTGCCGCCAGACGGCCGCGCAATTCGGTGACCACCGCGACCGGTGCGTATTGAGCCGGGTCGACTTCGGCACCGGCCGCCGCCGTCAACGCGGCAATCTCGTCATCTTTTTCCGACAGCAGCGCCGCCAGGCCGGTCGTGGTTCCTTCCGGCGTGGAAATGGCGGTTTTCAGCTTGTCCAGTTCCCGGAGAATCTCGTCGAGAGTTGCCAGCACGGGCAGGTTAAGCATATAGCGCAACCGTTCCAATAATTCATCTTGATCCATAATCGAGCCTTGTAGTGAGAGTTCAAAGTGTGCCGCCGCCAGATCGGTCAAACCGTCCAGCGCGGGATAATTTACCAGTGCCGCCATCAACAAGCCGGTCACCTCGCCGGTGCCGGGGTTATAACGCAGTACGGGCGAAATATACCGGTATTCTTTGGCTTCAATCGCAGCCGCAGCCGCCGCCGTCCATTCCACATCCGTCGCATACAGCCCGTCATCCGGACGCCAGGCCAAGGCCGAGAACCAGCCCGCCGCCGGTGCTTGTTGCCCGTTGGTTTTGCTGTGCAGGGTCTGGTGGTCGTAATCAATCAGAAATTTATCGGCCTGCAAGGTCGAGGCACTCAACAAGGCGTCGGCGCTGGCGGCATTCATCACCCATCCGGCCAAACCTTGCGGCCTGCCGTCACGGGCTTTAAACGTACCGGCAGGCAACAGCCTGATTTCGGCAGGCGCAGCACCGCCCAGCTCAATCAGCTGGGCAGACAGGGCAACAGTGGATTGGGGGTTTTTATTTTTCATGGCCGCAGTGTAAGACAGCCGGGGCGGGAATGCGTTAGGCGGGTATTCGTAACGCGGGCTAAGACGCGCTTTAGCGCGTCTAAGGTTCAAGGGCGAAAGGTTCAAGGCAAAAGGCTAAGGGCGAAAGGCAAAAAAATAACCGCGAGACTTTAGCCCTTAGCCTTTCGCCTTTCGCCTTGCGAATGGCATTTAAAGCCAGTTTAAAGCCAATTTAACGCGGGTAAAACCCTTAAGCCTGATACTGACATGACTTACCCTAAAAACGCGGCTTAAAGCGGAAATTCAGCAAGACGCGATAAAGCGCGGCTAAGGTTCAAGGCGAAAGGTTCAAGGCCAAGGGCTAAGGGCGAAAGGCAAAAAAATAACCGTGAGACTTTAGCCCTTAGCCTTTCGCCTTTCGCCTTGCGAATGGCATTTAAAGCCAGTTGAAAGCCAATTTAACGCGGGTAAAACCCTTAAGCCTGATACTGACATGACTTACCCTAAAAACGCGGCTTAAAGCGCAGATTCCAGATAATCATGCAGGATCGACAAAATGTCGCTTTCATCACCGGGCGATATCCCCAAAAACGGCCGCGCCGGGATATCGCCCCACAACTGCGGAAATTCAGCCCTGGTGCCGCCGAACTGCATCATCGCCGCATAGACCATCGGACTGTAAATCATCACGCCGTCATTGCCCGATAATTTGCTGTTGATGGTATCCCCCAGGATGCCGCCGTCCGTCAAGGGCCGGTCACCGTCTTTATGTTCAAGGGTTGACAATACGCTGTTAAGCGCCCAGGCTTGCCCGTCCGGGCCGGCAGTGGAGACAAACCGCTGTTGGGTCGACTCCTTCAGGATTTCGCCGATTTCCCGCAACGCCGGGCGCAGGTTGCTGCCGTGGTTTTGCAGGCGGCGCAAGGCCGCCACAATGGCTCGGTCATCGACCTCGACGTTAATCATACGGTAGGCAACGCGCCACCTGCTCTCATGTAGCTATCGACATTGTTGTTAATACAACAGACCTGTTTTTAGGGTTTCCACGCACTTCGAATACACATCTAAAAGTTTCACTTCCGATAACCTTACGCACGACTAGCGTGAATAAGCCTGTCTTAATAAGCTGTAAATCAGGTGTTTTCATCGGTTATTGTTTGATCTATAATTAAAAGCTGAGGGTGAGTCGCGGAAAATCGGCTTCCACGAGTCCTGATGAATAATCTTGAATGGAGGGTCTGCCGTCCTCCCACCCTCATTTAATCCGCTCATAAACCTTTCCCTTTATCATCTCCGCTATAGTACTGACAGACTGCTTAAAAGCCGAGACAATCATATTGGTCTTAACCCCTTTTTTGGCATAATCAAATTTTACCGATAACTTAATCGCCGGATTATTTGTTTTAAGTACATAGATAACGTAACCGCTTCGGGTATCAAATAAAATCTGATCCGGGTTACTTACAATCTCCGGCAATTGTTGCCATTCCATTTCACTCAGTGCATCACTTGTTTTTTTTTCATGCCTAGTCTGCTTGGTTCCTTTTATCAGACCTTCGCGGATAGCTATTTCAGCAGTTTTTGGGGCTATTTTTTTGTTTTCATCTAGCCAATTAAGAGTCGGAGTATCAATAGCGCCAACGATAGCGACCCGCCCAACTTGCTCAGTAGCCAGCCAAGTATTCAGCGTACCTATCCATTGCGCTTGCATTTCCATTGCCATGATTGGCTTAAGCGCTTCCATCATCGCCGCACCCACCGGCGCAGGCAAGCGGATCAGCTTGTCATCAATCAGGCTCTTGAAAGACTTGGCAACCGAAGCCCCCGGCTTATAGTCCCACCCGTAATCCACGCCCTTGG